AATTCATGATATCCTGATCATCAGAGATGCGTATAAACAACACTCGCCTGTTTTCAAAGGGGTTGGGGTCCTGTTCCTCAGGGTCCATGGTAAAATTCCTTGATTGTATATGTTACTATTACATGCACTCTGTGCAATGCACTCTGTGCAATGTCAATTGTTAAACCTTGTTCCAGTGTGCCTTCACGCAGCTACGGGCACGCTCACGGGTCATGCCCAGGTCCAGGATGGCCAGTTCAATCACCTTGTTGATATCATGGCCCAGATCCTTGTGTGCACGGATCAGACGGCGCACCTTCTCGGCCCAGGTGAGCTCGCCGTCCTTGGTGATGCGCACTTCCTTGCGGGCAGGAATCACAGGAGCCACCACCACCTTGCGCTCAACAGCAGCAGGAGCAGGAGCCACAGGAGGCACAGGCATCTTGTTGCCAGGAATCACCATCTCGCCGATCTTGCGCATCTGCGGCACCTCAGGCAAGGGCTGACCCTGGGGAGCCCAGGCGCAAAAACGATTTACACGCCCACGAGTCTTCTTGAGCACACGGCCCTGACCAGCCTGGATCTTGGTGTGGATCAGCTTGCTCACCGTGACCTCAGTGCCACAGGTGGCGCGGTAGGTGATGCCACCGCCCTTGGGGGTGGTTTCATAATCATGGCGGGTGTTGCCATTGCCACCCAGCGCAGTGCAGATGCGGCGCCAGCCTGCATCATGCTTGCGGCCCAGATCAGGACGGGCATAGGTAACCAGGTGTGCCACTTCATGCGGCACAGTGTTGTCCATCATGTCCTGGAAATGCTTGCCCTGGATGATTTCACGGTTGAACCTCAGCTTGAAGTCCTGGGCTTTGCGGGTGAACATGCAGAAGCGGCAAGATGCCCAACCAGCAGTGCGGCCCGTGAGATTGAACAAAATTTGCGGCTCAATTTTCACGCCATACAGGGCTTCAGCCTTGGCCAGCACCTGGGCGGTCTTGCTGCGGATAGCATCGAAACGGTCTTGCATCACTGGTTTCCGTTGCTTACCTGATCAATATAGCACAGGCTGACCAAATGTCAACCACTTTCTTACCCCAAAATCACCCACCAGTGGCTGCCCTGGGCAACGGTCTGGCCCCAGCACCCAGCATATTTCTCACCCTGGTCCAGGACCAGGTAGCTGACGCCAGCAGCCTCGAGAGCCTGCGTCACGTCGGCAGCCAACTTGGTGCTGTCCATGCCATGGCGGTAGAAGAAGCCACGGCGAACCACGATCTGGCCCTGCTTGTTGCGGCCGATTGCGACATCCATCCCCACCAGCGCATCCCGAATCTCTTTCATCATGTGCTCCTTGCTCTATGTGGGCACTATAGCACGTTGGCTCTTGAGTGTCAACCAAAAAATCGCCCAATGGTGAAAAAAATCTCAGCCTGTGAGCAGTATCCGCACACACATTTCACCAACGAGCCCCACGAGAATGGGCTGGTTCTTGCTAACCTGTTGATATCTTTTGAAAGCTAACCCATTGATCTCATTATATCTGCAGGACCCGCCCTTGTTGTGAGGATCCTCAGCCCTGGGCCTGGAACATCAGCACCGCAGCGCCCATTTCCCGCCACATCCGCTCTTGCCTCTGCAGATTCATCTTGCGGGTCTTGCACAGATCACGGATCTGTTCAAACACCTGCACCATGTGTGCATGGCTCTTGAAACAATCGCGCAGATATTCATCTGCAGCCTCATTGGGCACATACAGCATGTCATCAGCCACAAAGGCCAGGATATGATCGCCCTTGCTCTGCACCACAGTGTTATACACACGGGGACGATCTTCCTTGCGCATGGCAGCAGCACGGTCAGCAGCTTGATCCCAGGTCAACATGTGTTGTGCTCCTTGCTCTCTATGACCCCATAATAGCATGATCACAGCCTGAGTCAACCAAAAAATCACCTAATAATCTTGCGCAAATGAGCAAAAATGCACAATTTTTATATCTAGAAAACGCTTGACCCAGAGGCGGTAGATGCTATAATCAGCCCATACAACGGCAGATAAGGGGCCAAACAGCAACCAGGGCACGAAAAAAGGTGGACTAGACACACCTTTTTTGGTAGACAACCCGCCCAAACGCTGCTATATTGGCCACATAGAGAGCAAGGAACACATGCACATGGAACTCAATAACGCTTTTGTTCGCGTCCACACTGGCGCTACCAAGGCTGGCGTTGAAATTCGGGACACTGTGTTCCGCCTGCTGGGACACCTGCAGCGCAACGAGATCGGCATGTTCATCACCGTGGACGGCAAGGACGTCAACATTGATGGCATCCGCAACGGCAAGAACCGCATCTACCTCACCAAGCCTACTGACTATGAGATGCTGGACGCCAAGACTGGCGCCGCTGCTGTCAAGGCTGATGAGGACGAGGATCAGGGCCGCACTGACGATGAGATTGCTGCGGACCTCAAGGAAACTTTTGACATCCTCAGCGAGATGACCAGCGCCGTGGCCAACGGTGTGGTGAAAGGCCTGGTTGTCAGCGGACCCGCTGGCGTGGGCAAAAGCCACACTGTGGAATCCACTCTGGATGACACCCTGGGTGTGCAGGCCAAGCTCATGAGCCGCCTGCCTCAGTATGATGTGTTCAAGGGCAATTTGAGTGCTATTACGCTGTATATGACCCTCTACAAGTATAGCGAGGAAGGCAGTGTGCTGGTGCTGGATGATTGTGATGGTGTGCTGTATGATGAAGATGCCTTGAATATTTTGAAGGCCGCTTTGGACACCAAGAAGGTGCGTCGCATTCATTGGGGCACCAACAGCCACATTCTGGAAAAGGAAGGTGTTCCCAGCTCTTTTGAATTCAAGGGCGGCATCATCTTCCTCACCAATATTGACTTTGAGAACTGCAAGAGCGCCCGCATTATCAACCACCTGCAGGCCATCATGAGCCGTTGCCACTATATCCGGATCAGCATGAACACGTTGCGTGAGCGTGTGATCCACATGCGCAATGTGGTGGAAACCACCAACATGCTGGCTGACTATAACTTCACCAAGAACGAGGTTGATGAGGTTATGAATTTCCTGATGGCCAATTTGAACAAGCTCAGGGAAGTGACCCTGCGCGCCGTGCTCAAGGCATGTGACCTCAAGAAGGCCATGCACACTACCTGGGCCAAGACTGCACTCCGCAGCCTCTGCAAGTAATCAAGATATAGTGAGCTAGGATTTGGTCCTAGCTCACTATATCACACTATATGGGACTTGCGTTTGGTATATTTGCGTTTGGGTAATTTGGGTGTGCAATTGATACCATGGTATCTTGTATGTGTGGTTTTATTTTGTGTCTGGTATCCACATGCAGAGCATGTGAGCCAGAGTCTCGTAGGATCATTTAATGTCCGTTTCATGGACTCAATCCTATTGTTCACATGATCTGACGATTGAGGTCTTCCTCTGAGTTTAGCTGCATGTTTCTCTATAGATTCTGGTGATTTAGGTAGACCGGTTTTTATTTGACGCAAGTGTTCAATTGTTTCCGGTTTATGCCGTTTGCCTGTTTGACGTATACTGGCATTTTTCCTATATTCATCGGATTTGGGAGGCATCTTTCTGCCTCTCTTTTTTAAACCTGCTGCCTTGTAGTTGGCCATAGCCTTGTCCGACCTTGTATATTTCTGTCCTAAATTGTGGAAGACCTTTGCATTATCACCTTGGCGTCTATACCACTTATTAAGGCAGTTATATTCCCCCAAATGGGCGGATATTATATCTTGTTCAGCCCAATAAGCCTCATCAGGATCTAGATATTCTGCAATTATGACAGCATCAAAATTATCCGGAGTGTATTTTTGTAGCAGTTGTTTGATAATTTTTGAACTTGTGAAATATTTGACCCATAGGTCTTGGATGGGCCGTCTACCCAGTAATATATGTGCTGCTCTAAATCCAAAGTAATATTCCCCTGTGGGTAGACAAGTAATCTTGTAGACATATGCAGGAATAGGTTGTAGATTGTTAGTCATGCTGAATGCTCCCAATAAGCGTTTAGAGTGGGTGGGTGTTGGTAGCACCGCGATCCACACTTTATTTATTGACATCATACAGTCTCATGTTACTATATGCAATATACAGAGGTGATAACAGTCATGAAGCGAGTTACAGCGACCATTGAGTTTGTTCTTGATGGAGAGGACGAACTGTTGAAGATCATGAACAACCAGGAACTGGCTGTGGAGATCAGCGATCTCCTGGAGAGCGAGCGAGGCGGCATGGCTGAATTTGGCAGTGCTGGGGTGCGTAGCATCCAGGTAGACGAGATCTGATATGACCTTGGACGAGGTTATCGCCACCCTGGACACCACCATCCAGGGCAAGCAGCAGATGCTCACAGAGTTCAGCAATGCAGCACCTGTGAGAGACCCTGTGCGCAACATGGTGGTCACGTCCACCTGTGCGTTCCTGCGCATCAACCTCACAGAGCTCAACAACATACGTGAACATCTGCTACTGGTCAAAGAAACCACTGCCCTGGACCAGAACCAGGCACAGCAAGACAGCTGGCGCGCCAATCCTGATCGCATGGGTGGTGCATATACTAGTGAAGAGATTGCAGAAAGCCGCGGATGGCGCTAGTATAACAACAACAAGGAGACAAGAATGACCAGTTTTTTGATTGTAAGTGTGATGGTTGCAGGTATTACGCAGGGCCGGCCCATGGAATTGCAGAGTGTCACCAGCAACTGCTACACTGAGCAACTGGTGGTGGATGGCATCAACAAGAGCAATGTTGCCAACAACGTGAATGTGCAATACATCACCAAATGTGTGAGCAAGTAAATCCCATGCCCACATTTACCATGCTCATTGGTGTGCCAGGAAGTGGCAAAAGTACTTGGCTGGCTAAACAGTCTATTGACTGGACTAATACGGTAATCGTTAGTACAGACAATATTATTGAACGTAGGGCTCAGGAGCAAGGTAGGGCCTATTCAGAGGTCTTCCACAAGGAGATTAAGAGTGCTACATCAGAAATGAATCAAATTTTGCGTGATGCCTTGGCCAAAGGGTTGAACATCATAAATGATCAGACCAATACTACGGTGAAATCCCGCAAGAACAAGCTGGCTGCGTTCCCTGCAAATTATCGCCGGGTGGCTGTGTTCTTTCGCACACCAGATGATGATGAACATCAGCGCAGGCTGCTCAGCCGTGCTGGCAAGACCATTCCTGTGGCTGTGCTCAACAGCATGAAAGCCCAGCTACAAGAGCCTGAGGCAGAGGAAGGCTGGGACGAATTTGTATATGTAGGTTGACATATCCCCATGTGACTGTATAATCTGGATTATGGATACGCTTTTGCCACAATGTCTTGTTCCAAGGGCATCCCAGAACTGGAGATTGACAGATAATTACTCATTTTGAGTGTGTGCTGAATCAGTTGACAATCGCCTGACAATCCTCCTCAGGTAGGCCGGCGGAGGAGTAATTAGCTGCCTATCAGCGGGGCCCATTGGTCAATACACATTCAAAATTCACAGTCACACAGGCTCACACCTGTTTGTCTGGAAGATTGCAGTAACAGGACAGCGCAGTAGGATGATCGCCGTATATGAGCTACCAGCTGTGAGGCAACTAAGCTCTAGAGTCTTACTGATCATCTTTCTGGAACCAGGAAAAAGCGCAGAGGTGCAATAATCCTCACTGGGAGTAGGTTTGGCAAACCGTTTGATTCCTTGTTATCGCCACCGATTCGAAATGGCAAGGTTCCTGCTGCAATAATAACCCCGCGGTGACTTGTTCACTGTGGGGTTTCTTTTGTATACAGCTGAGTGAAAAAGTTACTGTTCATGCAATCAGGAATGTCAAAAAACTCATCCAGGATGCTGTAGATCAACCCCATGTTTGAGGAATCTTGCCCTGAGGTATGGTAAAGGTAGTGTGCAGATCCTGGATTGCTCGCGGTTGGTTGATCACATATTTGGCAACAGCAGTGGTGGTGCAATTTGCTACAAAATGGCTGGATATTTCATCCACCAGCTGACAAAATATATCACAATCCTGCCAGTCTTGAACAGTGTCCTTGGGATAATTTTCTATAACATATGCCAGATGCAATAACTGTTGTTTGGGCAAACTAGTGCATATTCTAAGTGGACATTTTACCAAATCTAAAAAATAGGGCATACAATTGTTGCCCAGGATTTCATAATGCCTGAGGCAATCCCACCCTACTTTTTTCATTGTAATGGCCCATAAACTGGACCTATAATCTGCATAATATTCATCTTGAGTATCATAGATGTAAGTTGCTCTATCTCTGGGATCTATAAAAGCCTGTTGCTTGGTTTTGCTTATGTTGTGTGATGGCATGAGTTCTTGGGGAAAACCATAGCTCAAGGGGAAGATTTGATTGTGATCAAATATCAGTTCTCTTTTGAAATAAAGGCCCTTGCCCACAAACAAATTGTGAATACGGGGTGGATCCTCACCATCCAAAAACAGTATGTGAGTGTTGGGATAATTTTCCAACGCATGATTCAGGATCTCCAAATCCATAAATGGAATTTTATTGAAGATGATCAGATCAAAAAACTTGCATTTGATTTTGGAAATTATATCATCCCTGTCGCAATGCAAATCTGGCAACAAGCCAAATAACGTGAACCCTTTTCCATACAGTTGTGCTAACAAATCTCTGTCATATGACCTATACATGTGATCATGTTTGGGATAATCCACAACATCTGAGCCAAATAAAGATTTCAAACCGTGCAATAAACCATCAGCAGAATAGTCTACCAAATGCATCAGAGGCCAATTTGTGGTATTTCTATGATATAGAATTTTCATAATTGATATTGTGTAGACCTTATATTAAAAGTCAAAAATACAAATCAATTGGATATATCTCGATTATGTTGATTTGTCTCCTCGGCTAGAGCACAGTAATACACTAAAATACATGATGACAATATAAAGGTTTCTCATGAGTGATGTAGCAAAAATTGTGATTGAAGATGAAGTAAATGTTCACATCCGGGACATTGACTTGCCTACCAAAAAAGCTTTGGTAAATGCTGTGAAATTCTTCTTACCACAAGCCAGATACAGTGCAGCTTACAAATTAGGTAGATGGGATGGTTGTACAAGTTTCTGCACACTGGGCGGTAAAACCTATCTCAATGCCTTGGATAAATTGCTGCCTGTGCTACAAGACCGAGGCTATGAATTTGAGATTGAGGATCAGAGAGCTTTTCACAAATTTGATTTTCAACTCATTGATGAAAATTATCTGAGTGATCTCACATGGCCCTTTGGACATAGATTTGCCAATCAGAATATTGTGATGCGAGACTACCAGGTGGAAGCCATCAATGTATGTTTGCAGAATTTACAAGGGGTAAATGTGTTGCCCACCAGTGCTGGTAAATGTCAGCCATTATATGCTAAAGTTAAAACACCAGATGGTTGGACTACTATGGGAGAACTAAAGGTGGGGGATCAAGTGATGACCCCAAAAGGTAACTGTGTTCAAGTTCAAGCGGTGTTTGATCCAGGTCACAAGGATGTGTATGAACTTACGTTCAAAGATGGTAGAAAAGTGAGGTCTTGCGAAGACCATGTTTGGCCCATCTTTCATCATGACTGGCAGAACAAATTCAAACTGTTAAGTTTGAAGGAAGTAATTGCATTGAAAAACAAAACTAGGCGATGCATTGGTGTACCACTAGCAACCATGGATCAAGATATTCAACCTAGATCTCTGCCATTAGATCCGTATCTGTTGGGAGCTATGTTGGGCGACGGATCATTTAGACATAACATTGGATTTACATCACAAGATCAATTTATTCTGGATAAGGTTTCCAGCCTACTCCATTCAGATTATGTGTTAAAACATTGTGACAAGTATGACTGGAGCGTGGTGTTTAAAGATCATGCAACTCATATGACGTATAGATCCGAATATACAAAAACTCAAAAGAGGGACACACATGGCAAGATCATTAAAGATCAACAAATTCCTTCATACCATCTCTATAAATCAATTATTGATAAACTAGGTCTTATGGGCACATATAGCCACACAAAATTCATTCCTGAAATCTATCTGAATGCATCCTACACGCAGAGGATAGAATTGATCAAGGGTCTCATGGACACGGACGGATATGTGAGTAAAAGAGGGGATTATTCATATACCACCGTTAGCCCACAATTGGCAGCCGACTTTGTGTATCTGATCAGAAGTGTGGGGGGAATAGCCTATACCAAGATATTAAAAAACAGATCTTATGTGAATAAATCAGGAGACAGAATTCCTGCTAAAGATGCATACACGGTTAGGTTATACCATCCTACACCCGAACTATTAGTGTCACTACCTCGCAAGATAGAACGACTTGGCAATAGCAAAGCAAGGACTATCCCAGTCCTCCACATTACCCATATCAAAAAGGTATCACATGAACCTGTCAAATGCATAATGATTGATGATCCTGATCACTTGTATCTGACAGATGACTTTGTGATGACACATAATACGATAGTGACTGCAACACTCAGCAAAATTGTGGAACCCCATGGCAGAAGCATTGTGATTGTGCCCAACAAAAACCTAGTACAACAAACTGAAGAAGATTACAGGAACATTGGCTTGGATGTGGGAGTGCTGTATGGCGACAGAAAAGAGTATGATTGTCAACACACCATTTGCACATGGCAAAGTTTGAATGTGTTGGACAAAAAGCACAAGGACTGCCTGGACAATCAGCAAATGGATGTGTTCCTCAAGGATTTGGTTTGTATCATATGTGACGAGTGCCACGCGATAAAGGATCAGAATATCCTACACAAGCTGATGACCACTGTGTTCAAGAACATACCCATCAGATGGGGTCTTACTGGCACCATTCCAGAAGAAGAGTTCAAGCAGATGGGCCTGTTCACAGCCATTGGTCCACAAATTGGCGCACTCACGGCCAAAGAACTGCAAGACAAGGGTGTGCTGGCACAATGCCATGTGAGTGTGCTGCAAACACAAGAAAATCTACAATATGGCAATTATCAGGAAGAACTCAAATACTTGCTGACTGATGACAAGAGACTTGCATGGATGGCTGGTGTGATTGAGGAGATCAGCCAAAGTGGCAATACCCTTGTGTTGGTGGACAGGATTGAAACAGGACAAAAGCTCTACAATCAAATCAGCAACAGTGTGTTTATCAGTGGAGAAATGAAAAGCAACGATCGCCGAGAGCACTACAAGGAAATCAATTTCAGTGACAACAAGATCATGATTGCCACTTATGGCACCACCAGTACTGGCATAAATATATCACGAATATTTAATCTTGTGTTGGTTGAAGCAGGCAAAAGTTTTGTGCGAACTATCCAAAGTATAGGACGTGGCCTGCGTATGGCTGATGACAAAAATAGTGTGGAGATCTATGACCTATGCAGCCGAATGAAATTCTCAAACAATCACTCCAACAAACGAAAGGCGTTTTACAGCAAGGCACAATACCCTTATGTGATCAAAAAGATCACGTATTAAATCTTGTAGAGCAGGCCTTGTGTGTGTTCAAACGAGCAGACAAAGTAGTGCAATATCTCAAAGACAATGTCCTATGGGGTTGGATTCAAGGTCAAATTGACTCTACCCTACTATTAACAAAAAAAGATATTGAAATCCTCACGGCATTTGTGGATGGCGCTGCACCACAATGTGATCAAGGCAACTGGATCACCTACGCAAACTATGCTGTGGGATATAGGTTTTGTGGACCTGCTGCAAAATGTGAGTGTGCTAGACAGAGTGTGAGCAAAAAGGTCAGCGTGATCAAAACCAATGCCACACAAGAACAAAAAGATCAAAGTCTAGCCAAACGCCAAGCAACCAATATTCAACGATACGGCATAGCCAATCCGTTGCAGAATGTGGAAAAGATCAAGCAATCCAATCTCAAGAATTTGGGAGTCACCAATCCCAACAAACTCACAAGAGTTAGAAACAAGATTCGATCCACATGTGAAAGAAAATATGGAGGCCCTGCTCCTGCTTGTGACTCAAGCATACAGGATAAGATCACACAAACCAACTTGTCCAGATACGGAACAGCAAGCACCTTTGAGAATCCTCTAATTCGCGCAAAACAACTGTCTACTCTTGTGCAAAATTATGGTGTAGAATATCCCATCCAAAATCCTGAGATTGCGCACAAGATCAAACAAACCAATTTGAGCAGATATGGATACGAAAATGCAAGCCAAAATCCTGAGGTCATCCAAAAAATAAAAGCAAGCCAACAACACACATTTTTGGACAATTTGATCACACGACTAGAACCACACAAAATAATACCATTGGGACAATTTGATCAAGTGAGCAATCATAGTCAATGGATGTGTGAGGTGTGTGAAAACGATTTTGTATCCACAGCAATAAATGGGAGGGTGCCCAGATGTCCCTGCTGTTATCCCAATCATATCAGTCATCCGCAAAAAGAAATTGCTGACTATATTGCAAGCCTAGTAGGCAGAGACAACGTGCATCATAATGATCGCAAGATTTTGCTAGATACTGATGACAAAAGGCGCAGCAAGGAAATAGACATCACAATACAAGGATATAATCTTGCTATTGAATTTTGTGGATTGCGATGGCATACCGAATTTTTTGGGAAAAAACACAAGAGGTATCATGCTCAAAAAACACAAGGATGCCAGGAAAAAAACATACAATTGTTGACAATCTGGGGCGATGAATGGGAATCCAATAGAAGTTTGTTGAAAAGCATGATAGCTGTGAGGTTGGGGTTGATCACCAACAAATATCATGCTCGCAAACTGAAACTGGCTACTGTGACCAGTCAAATGGCTAGACTATTTTTTGATTCCAATCACATTCAAGGATATGTGAATAGTTCACAACATGCGGCCCTCATGGATGGTGATCAAATCATCATGTGCATGGCATTCATCAAGAGTCGTTTTGACAAAAATTATCAATGGGAATTGAGTAGAATGGCCACAATCAAGCATTCAATCGTTGTGGGGGGAGCAAGTAGATTGTTCTCCTATGCAAAACAACAATTGAACATGCACAGCCTGATATCATATTGTGATTTGAGATATGGCACAGGCAATGTGTATCAACAGTTGGGAATGACCAAAATGGGCCAACCCACACTGGGCTATGAATATGTGGACATCAACAATCCCAGTTATCGAATCAATCGCATCAAACTACAAAAACATAAATTGGGTGATATTGGCAATCAATCTGCCCTGGAATATCTCCAATCACAAGGCATTGACAGATTGTGGGATTGTGGGCACCAAAAATTTGTTTGGACAGCATGAGATTGTAGTCCAACATTGTACACCTAACATGCACCGCCAACCTATTGCACTGAGAATGATTGTGTTTCCAAAATTTAATTTCACATACAGCCTCATGGACGAAATAAATATCGTTTATTGAGTCTCAACAAATTAGTATAAAACCAAACATCCTATCGGGACCAATGTCATGAAAATCTATGATTGTTTTACCTTTTTTAATGAATTGGATCTACTTGAGATCAGGTTGCAAGAACTCTATGATGTTGTGGATTATTTTGTGATTGTGGAAAGTGATACCAGCTTCAGAGGTAACCCCAAACCTTTTTATCTACAAGACAACTGGCAAAGATTTAATAAATTTCATGACAAGATTAGGTATATTCAAGTTGCAAATATATCCCACACCAATATGATGTATGCGCAATATGCCCAAATCAACCAACGTTCTCTAGAAGATGCATGGACCAGAGAACGTTGGCAAAGAGATTGTATTTCACGTGCATTACATGATGCAACCCTTGATGATTGGGTGATCATAAGTGATTGTGATGAAATTCTCAGATCCACAAGTGTTGCAAAATTACGGGACATTACAGACTGTCATAGAGTAATCTTGAAAATGCCTCTCTTCTACTATAAGGTTAATTATATTAATAAAGCACAACCCACATGGGCTCACACAATTGCATGTAAAGGAGCTCATTTTACCAGTGCTCAACAGGAAAGAGAATTTACCGCTTATTGGCTGGCACCTCCACCTGCCAATACAATGTTCCTGGACCACGCAGGATGGCATTTCAGTTATCTGGGTGATAATCAACAGATTATACATAAAATACAAAATTTTGCACATTCAGAGCACGATAATGCGGATCTACTAGCCAAAGTAGATATTAACAAATTGATCAGTTCTGGTGTAGACAAATATGGTGTAGGTCAATATCAGAATATCAGCATAACTGATTATTGGCCCAGCAGTATCTATAATAATTTGCGAACATATTCGCATTGGATAAGTCCCAGTACTGATACAACAATTTTTGACATCTATCCCTGAACTCCATGTAAATATCCTGCATGCTCTTGTGGGAGACCAGATATTAAAATACTTACAGCAGACAACATTGCATTTGATTTAAATCAATTGCCTGAAAAAATAGATGATTTGAGATATTGTGTGTTGGATTACAGTGATCATCACAATGTGGACTATTACTGGCCTCCTCTGGTTTTCCTGGATATCTTCAGTGCTCCATGTGCTGATCTACGCATTGGTAACTACAACATTCAAATGCCACTAAACTGGAGCGTAGTGGTGGGAGACAAACATGGTGGTGACCTGGAAGTCATGAAACTGGTGGACATCATGGACAAGGATTTTGATGTTTTTGTTTTCAATCCCATCAGTGGCTATATGCCAGACTTTCAAATGATTGAAATCATGAATGTGTTTGCAGACGTGCGCTGGTGCTTTCCCAAACTCAAGTTGGGACATTTTCTAGCTGTGCCCTTGGAGCTGAAACCTAAACCTGTGTGTGCATTTTTCATCCAGGATGTGGGCAAAAACGCCGATCTTCTGGATATCAGAGACCTGGTATAGCCATCATGAGTGAACCTCAATTGGTTGCTCAGGCTAGCAATTGAGGTTCACGAGTCTGCCAGTTTACCACTCTGGCTAGGTGTTATGCGCTTTCAATTTGTACAGTCAGACCAGAAGGATCTAGGCTGGTTGCTTCCAAACTCCAGGGGGCAGCGTCGCCACTGGCATACACAAATCCTGTCCCACCATCTGTGTCTGTTTCCAACACAGCCAAATGCGCAGTAAGTTTGGTTACAAAATATGTGCTGTCCAAGGCATCTGTAGCTTGAATATAAGCTTGTCCTGCCACCAAACTATTGCTGGCAACCAAGGTGCATATGCTGCTGCCTTCTGTGGTTTCCATCAAATACTCATTGGTGCTGGTTTGTTTGATGACATCTGCATCCAAGGTTTGTGTGCCATCCACAACAAATGCGTGTGCTAGGATCACATTAGTGCCAGCAGCGGTCAAAACTGCGGTGGCCGCTGCTGCACCAGCTGAGAAAGTCACAGCAGCATCTGCTGCGTTAACGTATCCATCCCCGGCGTTGGTCACAGGCACACTGAGCACACCATAGGTGACAGTCAATGTAGCACCAGTACCGTTAGCACTGTTGGTGGTGGTTGTTCTGGGGTTGGCACTTATTACAGTATAATCGCCAATTGCGTTCACAGTCACGGCATTGACACCAAAACCCAAATTGAAGGTTGTGCCTGCAAGAGTTCCTGGACCGTCTGTGGAATCTGGTTGTACTGGATCTGTGGGCAGTGCTGTGCTTCGCACACCTGCATTTGTGACTGTGACAGCAGTAATGACGCCATCGGCTACTGTGAGGGTGAGAACAGCTGGTGTTGCCCAACCTGTGCTGAATGTAACTGTGTTTCCATCCACAAAACCACCACCATCACCAACAAGACCGACTGTGCGGATTTTCACACTTGCCACAGTGAATGTGGCAGCCGTTCCGGTGCCACCCACGACGGTGAGTATGTTTCCTGGAACATAATCTGCACTGACATCACCTGTGCCGCTAGTAGCAACAGTTGCACTGACGGCCTTCATGTGAACTGTACCCAATGTGGCACTTGTGCCATTTGGTAAATTTGGAGCACTTATACTTACTGTGGGTAGGGTAGTGTAAGTTCCGGCATTGGTTATAGTAATGGAAGCTACACTTTCACCATTGCTGGTGGGAACTGGATTGAAATATTTTGAATTTAACGGTCTTCCCATTGTTATTGGTCTCCTACGTGGCGTTCTAGGCCATACGGGGCGGGTTTGTGCTCCCCATAAAACTGCACCTGTTGCAGTCAACTGTACCTATTTAGACAATTTTCTATCGTGTGTGTTGAGATAGCCAAATTCTCACGTATAATTATCATATGATACAAACTGTTGAGATCACACATGGCCAAAAAAACTGAAGCCAAACGCAGCTACAAGCTTGACATAATGACCGTGTTGGAAGCTGCTGACAAAGGTGTCAAAGAATTCTATACAAATTTAACCGAGGAGGAGCAAAAAGCATTTTCTCCCAGGGTGTTGATCAGATGGCTCAGCACTGTGAGCGACAAGAGTGCTCACAAAGAATATGCAATTTTGGCAACAAATGATCTGGTGAATTTGGGCATGTGGAGTCTCAGCAAACATCCAGAATTGATCTGGTTGCTGATGACTGTGGCAGGCACAGGCAAAAAACAATATCATCAGTGGATTCCCATGAGCAAAGGCACCAGCAGCACGCCCAAGTTGGATCAGCTGATCACACAGGTATGGCCACACACCAACAGCCAGGAACAGCAAATGTTGAAGAACTTGCGCAGCAGTCTAGAGTGGCAGGAACTGGCCAAGGACCTTGGTTGGGATGACAAACAAATCAAGGATTTGGTGAATGAGCTCAAAAAAATCTCACGATAATGATGTGATAGATCTCAACAAACCTCACACATGTGAATTTTGTCACAAAAGTTTCAGCAAAGAAAGCACACTGGTGAGTCATGTGTGTGAAAACAAGCGCAGGTGGCAAAATCAAAACACCAGTTATGTGAAAAAAGGATATCTGGCCTATCAGTTGTTCCATCAAAGTCTCACACCACACAAGACTGTGGTGTTGCCCACCTATCAGCAATTTGCAGCCAGCAACTATTACACCAGCTTTACAAAATTTGGCAGTTGGTGTGAAGAAAACCAGATTCAAGAATGGCAACTGTTGGTAAAATGGTTGCTTAAAAACAACAAAAAACTGGACCTGTGGTGCGATTGGCTGGCATATCAGCAATTTCTGCAAGAGATTGTCAACGATGAGCCGCCACAACAGGCGCTCAAACGCAGCTTGGATACCATTGCGGCCTGGAGCAAGGACAGTGGCAACACCTGGACAGAATTCTTTGAGAGGGCTCATCCCAACATCATTGTCAACTGGATTATTCAGGGCAAGATCAGTCCTTGGTTTCTCTACAATTGTCACAGTGCTGTGAGTTTTTTGGAAAAGTGCAATCAGGAACAACTGAACATGCTGCAAGCACATGCACCCATTAGAAAATGGAAGGTGAAATTCATGAGAATGCAGGAAGATGCAGATGTGATCAAACAAACACTGGAACAGGCTGGTATGTGATAAGAAGGTATAGATACAAGATGATATCCCAAGGAGCACACACATGAGTGGCAGTTATACACAACAATATGGATCTGATACAGAACCAGTTGCCTACAACCAACCGCTGTCAAATCCCAGCACCAACATCAGCTACCTGGGCAAATACACCCGAGTGACTGTGGAGGGCAAGGAACTGCTGTTGGTAAATCCACAAGTGATTGATAATTTGGAAAAACAATTTCAAGAGCTGATCAATCGCAGCAATGATCTACTGCAAAGATGTTTGCGTATGCAACAGCAGCAGACTAAAATGACTAATACTATTTCACGCATGGAAAGAGAACTGGGGAACAAAATTAGTTATGACTGATCTCAATTTGCTGGGTGATATTGATATTGATACTGGTGACAGAAACCAATTGTTGAGTGTGCTGGAACACATACCTGCCACTGTGGATCGCAATGGAAAATTTACCAAACACAACACTGGTGTTTATTTCCATCAGGTGCCCACAGATCCTTTCAGCAACTGGTGCAGTTTGCCTTATGACACTGCACAGGATCAGGGATGCTATAAAATAGATTTGCTCAACAACCATGTTTACAGCAAAATCAGAGATGAAAACCATCTCAATCATTTGTTGGAAACACCACCACTTTGGGAATTGTTGCAGCACCGAGAAATAGTGCAAGAATTGGTGCATATCCATCAACATTATGATCTGGTGGAATTGTTGAAACCTCAGAGTGTGCCACAACTGGCCATGGTGTTGGCCATGATTAGACCAGGCAAAAGACATTTGGTGAAAAAATGCCAACAGCAGGGATATGAGAGTATTGCTGAAGAAATTTGGTCACAAGACAATCGAGGCTACACATTCAAAAAATCTCACGCGATATCTTTGTCGATGGTGATTGTGCTTCAATTGAATTTATTGATTGAAACAATCTCACAAGTGTAGTATATTCATCCTATAAGCGAAAAGGACCATTCATATGCGCAAGAGGCTGAGTTTCAAACGTAGTCACAACATGCTGGGTCACACATGCCATATCAGCACTGGTGATCACAAGTTTGTTTTGGTGGAAAATCAAGAGCAGGATTTTCTCAAGAAAAACAAGAGCATCCAGGAGCAGTATTACTGGTTTCGGGCCCCCAGGATCACACTTGATCAGCTGAGAACCACAGCTGAGAATTTGATTCATCTTGAAGACCGATTCAAGTTGGAGATCTGGGCAACCTTGAAAGATGATAATCAGGATCCCATGTTTGATGCCAGTCTCAAGATTGTGGATCAAATGGATGCAGCCACATTTGTTTGGGGCCATACTGAAATGTGGATGAAGTGGGATGATGCCCAGGAAAAAGATTTGAAACAACAGATCAAAGCCAGCAATAAGCCTCTGCGTGCCAAAGTCACCAAGGATGGAAGAGTGCGAGTGAAAGTCACGGTGACCAGTCTTGAAGACTGACCTTGTGTCAATTGCCTCTGCATTGGAATCTATGGTTATGTTTGAGTTGTATGACCATGATACACAATCACAGATTGTCACCTATTTGGCATTGCATGATATAGATTGTTTGCTGCCAAAATGTCTAAATGATGACAACAGCCTCACCATAGCCATTCGCATGGATGGCATTGTGAGGTGTATCAAAATTGGCGGCTAGCTGGTGCTTTTAACCAATTGAACCGTGCGTTTTTTGCTGCGACGGTTTATCAGCGTTTCCAGACTGGGCACAGGGCCACTTTGCACCTGTACCTCTTTCTGACTGAAACTTTTGAGATATCCACGAAATATCCGGAATCTAGCTCCCAGGAACACATTAATGGGCACCTGGCGGTTGCTGCCCCACCAGTATAATTCTCCACAATTCATGAATTCCTGTTTGTTTTCTGTACTCATGGTTTGATCAATCACATACATGTGCAGGAAATTGGTATCACTGTTCTGCACAATGCCAAAATAATCCTTGTTCAAATACTTGATGTGAGTGAGATAGGGCCATCTAGGATCAACTAGAGTGGGCGAGGGGCTGGGTGTGGTCATCAACGGTTATTTAGAAGGTTTAAATACACCTAGGAAAAACTTTTGGCGATCTGATGAGTCTTATCAATCTATACACATATAAACTACCTGTGCAGTTGAGTGAGACCAATCATGGTGCGCCCAATTTCAACAGGCCCATGTATAATTATTCAACCAAAGTATACAAAAACAACAACAATATCATTGATTTTGTTGTGAGAGACAATGATCGCAAGCCAGTCAAGCTGATTGACTGCAAGCTGACTGTGATTGTGCAAAATGTGGCAACTGGCATAACTGTTTTGGAAAAAGCAGCCAAAGTCACAGATGAAATCAAGGGCAGAGCGCAACTGATGATCACAGCCAGTGAAACAGAACCCTGGCTGCTGGGAGGCTATGCATACAACGTCAAGATCACCAGGCCAGGTGGTGCTCAGGAATTTTTGTATGTGGATATAAACAACAGTGCCACAGGCACCTTTGATTTGCTGCCAGCAGTGGGTGGTGAGCTGGTGCCTGCCCAGACCATACTGGGCAGCCATTTCACACCCATGAGTTTTGATTGGGATAGCAATGACGATTGGCAAGTGAGTGGAGCTCAACCAGCCTATAACCAAGTGGGCGCCAATACTGGATCATTTACTATTGCTGTCTATACCACAAATTGGCAAGGATCATTTAGAATTCAAGCCAGTTTGCAGAATCTTGCGCCTACGGAAAAAAGTTGGTTTGATATACCTCTTGTGGGCGGCCAACCTGTGTTGACAATCACCACTGACACTCCCCCCGTGCAAAGTTTGGGGTTCAGTCTCAATGCTCAATGGATTAGGTTCATGTATAAAGCTGGCATCAACAATCTTGGTAGTTTTGACAAGGTAGTGTATAAAATTACCTGATTTGTCAGTATAATAAGCTGTGATGGATATTCAACAGCTTGTGATTCAACATTTGCCCACCAAACGCAGAACCAGCCCACACGGCTGGATTGTGTTTAATGCGCCCTGCTGTCAGCACAGAGGACATCGTGGGGACACCAGAAGTCGTGGCAACGTGAAATTCAGTCAAGATGGCACAATTGGTGGCAATTGTTACAATTGTGGATTC